CATCATTCTGTGCAAGGATGACCGGTATGAAGAAGAAGCTGACGAGCGCGAAGACGGCAAATGATCCGAATTCACGCATTAATAAATCTTTGCGTCAATGGAAGTGTTAAATGGAAGCCCACAACGCAAAAGTAATGGCTGATGGCGCTGCCTTTACAATAGGTCTAAGTAACATTATGCAGTGGCTACCGCCGGTTGTGACCCTTGTAAGTAGCATTGTGGTGTTAGTTTATATGGTAGTTAGACTTTGGGAAACCGAAACTGTTAGAAAACTATTTAGGGGAAAGTAAAATGCCTAGTAAAGAATATGAAGATATGTTAGCTCAGGCTAGAGAATCTGCTGATGACGATGTTGATGTAGAACCAGTAGGTAGAAGGCCATCTGCACCAATGGAAGCGCCAGTTGAACCAGTTAAGGCTGCTGCGCCGGTAAAAAAGGTTGTTGAGCCAGCTAAACCCGCTGAATCAACTAGAAAACCAATTATTGAAACTACTGGCCCCGGTGCTGATCGTCGTAGAGCTATTGGTGAAGGTCTTAAATCCGCAGCTAAAAGTGTTGGGGATTATTTTTCTGGTCTAGGGAAACAGAAAGAATCACGCGGTACTTATAGAAATGCAAGCGGTAAAATGGTTTCTTATAAGTCAGGTGGTTCTGTGTCCTCAGCCTCTAGTCGTGCAGATGGTATTGCTCAACGTGGTAAGACTCGTGGGAAAGTGTGCTAGTGCCTTCTACGTCTAAAAAGCAGCATAACTTCATGGAAGCCATTGCTCATAGTCCGGCTTTTGCGAAGAAAGCAGGTGTTCCTCAGTCTGTAGGTAAATACTTTTCTAAGGCCGATAAAGGCAAAACTTTCTCAAGAGGTGGCGATATGGCAATGGATCCAAAAATGATGGCTATGATGATGGCTAAGAAAAAATCAGCTGGTGTTCGTCCCGGCATGGCTGAACCCGGTACACCTCCTATGATGAAAAAAGGCGGCAAGGTTAAGAAGATGGCTACCGGTGGATTTACCAAAGCTGCTGATGGCGTAGCTCAACGCGGCAAAACCAAAGCCACTCAGATTAAAATGAGTCGTGGCGGCAAAGCTTGCTAAATGATAGCCTCACGTGGTATGGGGGCTATTAGCCCATCAAAGATGCCCGGCGGGAAAAAGAAAGCTCGTCGGGATGATACTGACTTTACGCAGTATGCTGAGGGTGGTGAAGTAGGGCTATACGCGAACATAAACGCAAAACGTAAACGAATAGCCGCAGGGTCTAAAGAGAAGATGCGTAAGGTTGGTTCTAAGGGTGCGCCCACTGCACAAGCTTTTATTAAATCAGCCAAGACAGCTAAAGGTAAACCATGAGCCTCTCCGGAACCACGGCGTTTAATCTAGACCTCACCGAGTTGGTAGAGGAAGCGTTTGAACGTGCTGGTTCCGAGGTTCGTTCGGGATACGAACTAAAAACTGCAAGGCGTTCACTAAATCTATTGTTTGCTGACTGGGCAAACCGTGGGTTAAATATGTGGACTTTTGAGCAAGGTAGTATTACTTTGGTGCCGGGTACAGCAACTTATGACTTGCCATCGGATACCGTAGATTTATTAGAGCATGTTATTCGTACGGGTGCTGGCAGTGCATCAACGCAAGCCGATCTCACCATAACACGTATTAGCGTGTCTACCTATGCCACAATACCTAACAAGTTAACACAAGCTAGACCAATCCAAGTGTGGATTGAACGTCGGCAAGAAACACCAAGAATTACTGTTTGGCCTGTACCAGATAACACAACTACGTACACTTTCGTTTACTGGAGATTACGTCGGATTGATGATGCTGGTGGTGGCCCTAATACAATGGATGTTCCATTTAGATTTATACCTTGCATGGTTGCTGGATTAGCTTATTATGTCGCTATGAAAGTACCGGGTGGTATGGATCGCCTACAAGTGCTTAAACAGCAGTATGATGAAGCATGGGATTTAGCTAGCTCTGAAGATCGTGAGAAGGCGGCGGTTCGTTTCGTTCCTCGGCAAATGTTTATTGGCGGTTCGTAATGGGTAATAGGTTTGCATCTGGTAAGATAGCGATTGCCGAGTGTGATCGTTGTGGTCAGCAGTTTAAGCTTAAGAAACTGAAGACAGAGATTATCAAGCAGCGTAAGTACGAGTTATTAGTTTGTCCTGAGTGTTGGGATCCAGATCATCCGCAGTTGATGTTAGGTACGTTTCCAGTAGATGATCCACAGGCACTAAGGAATCCACGTAAAGATACGACGTACGTAACTTCGGGTGTAAATGCAGCAGGTAATTTGTCTGGTGGTTCTAGGGATATACAGTGGGGTTGGAGACCGGTTGGTGGGGCAAGTTCATTTGATGCACCATTAACACCCAATTATTTAGTAGCTACTACAAGTGTTGGAACAGTAACAATTTCATAGGGGTAAATTATGGATAAGAAAGAAGTTAAATCGATTGCTGATACCGAAGTACGTAAGCATGAGAAAAGTATGCATTCTGGTAAGAATCCAACTAAACTAGCCAAAGGCGGTGTAACTAGCGCCAACGCTAAGAAGTACGGGCGTAACCTAGCTCGGGCTATGAATCAAAGGGGTAAATAATGGCTAAGTTCTCAAAGAAAGTTATGGGGAAAGAAGTTGGTCAAGCCGCTGTTTATGCCAAGCCACATACTATGTCAGGCAAGTCTGTAACTGTTGCAGAGAACCCCGGCAAAGAACCTAATCGTAGTAAGTTAGACACATACGATATTAGCCTTGGTAACATCAGCAAATCAGCTGGTAATGAGCCTGTTAAGACCACTGGCATTAAGATGCGTGGAGCAGGTGCAGCAACCAAAGGCATTATATGCAGAGGGCCGATGGCGTGACGTATACCGAACTTGTTTCGTTAGTTCAAGACTACTGTGAGAATACATTTCCTACGGTAGATATGAACACGTTTATCAAGCAAGCAGAACAGAGGATTTACAACACTGTTCAAATTGCTAATTTACGTAAGAACGTAACGGGTTTAGTCACGTCTAACAACAAGTACTTATCTGCTCCGGATGATTTCTTGTCAGTATATTCTATGGCAGCTTTCTTAAATCCATCCACTACCGCTACAGGAACTTCAGGTGCATTCACCATTGTGGTAGCAAACACCACTAGCATAGCTGTTGGTCAATATGTATCAGGATCGGGCATCGGAACAAGCGCTATGGTCACGGGGATCAACGGGACTACCATTACCCTATCTGTGGCTAACACCAGCGCTATAGCTGGCACGGTGACCTTCCAAGGGGATTATCTGTATCTCTTAACCAAGGATGTAAACTATCTGCGGGAAGCATATCCCAACCCTAATTACCTTGGTGAGCCAAAGTATTACGCTATCTTCGGGCCTAACTCTAGTAATGCAAATGAATTGTCATTTATTGTGGGGCCTACACCAGATGCCGTGTATAGCGTAGAGCTACATTATTACTACTACCCAGAATCTATTGTCACTGCGGAAACAACTTGGCTTGGCGATAACTTTGATTCTGCGTTGCTGTATGGAACCATGTGTGAGGCTATCACCTATATGAAGGGTGAGGCTGATATGGTTGCTCTGTATCAACAACGGTATGTTCAAGCTATTGCATTGCTGAAGAACTTGGGTGATGGCAAACAGCGTCAGGATGCTTACCGTAATGGTCAACTTCGGGTTGCTGTATCATGAGCATAGTCCAGACGCAGACAACTAGCTTTAAAAAAGAACTGTATCAGGGTGTGCATGACTTAAGTACTGATATCTTAAAGATAGCTTTATACACCGCTAGTGCTGATTTAAATGCGGATACAACTGTGTACACAATTACTGGTGAAGTTTCTGCTACGGGGTATACAGCTGGCGGGTCAGTATTAACGGGTGTAACGATTGAATCATCGGGCAGCGTCGCGTATGTAAACTTTGCTAATGTATCATGGGCGGCTACAATAACGGCTAGATGTGCATTGATTTATAACGCAAGTCAGGGTAACAAGTCTATTGCGGTATTGGATTTTGGATCGGATAAAACATCATCTGCGTTCACAATTACGATGCCTACTAATTCATCAACCACAGCACTTATCAGGAGTTCAAATTGATTGTAACTACAACTAAAGGTGATATGGATGAATCTTTGCTGGAAAAGCGCGAAGGTTCTATTGATAACGATATTGAATTCACTACTTGGACTGAGTATTGGTTAGAGGGTGAGTTGGTTCACAGATCGGCGCATGTTTCATTAAAGACTATGCCGACATTAGGCGCAGTAACAGAATCTTTTACGTAAAGGAAATATCATGGCAAATACCCAAAGTATGTGTACGTCGTTTATGTCTGAATTGATGCTTGGTCAGCATCAGCTTGGCGCATCTACGCTTGTTTCAAGAACCAGTTTGACGGCTCCAACAACCGATACGGTTAAGGCAGCTTTGTATTTAGCATCAGCCACCATCAGTGCTGCAACTACGGCTTATTCAGCTACCGGCGAAGTTACTGGGACTGGTTATACGGCTGGTGGTGTAACGGTAACAAACGCTACTGCCCCTACATCAACTAACAGCTCTGCAACTGCTGGCGTTGCTTATTGGACTCCATCGGCTTCAATTACTTACACAACGGTCACTCTGTCTACCGCGTTTGATACAGTTTTGCTTTACAACTCAACGCAGTCTAATAAGGCAATCTCTGTTCACACGTTTGGTTCGCAGACTGTAACCGCTGGTACGTTTACATTAACTATGCCTACTAACTCTACCACTACTGCATTATTGCGTTTATCGACAGTTTAAAGGTAAATCATGGCGGGATGGGGGCTAGGAGCTTGGAGTTCCGGTAGCTGGGGCTATGGCGAAACCATCCTTACCGGCGATGATGCGGCTGGTGCTGTAGGTACTGTAACGCCAAATAGAACCGTAGCCTTAACAGGCAACGCAGCAGATGGTGCAGTAGGAACAGTAGAAATAAGTAAACGTCTAACGGGCGTTTTAGGGTCAGGTAATGTAGGAACGGTAGCTAAGACCAAAACCGTAGACTTAACTGGCAATGAGGCAAGTGGTTCAACGGGAACTGTTAGGGTTGTAATAT